ACCTAATTGAGTACCACTAAAATATAAGCTAGAAGTAGAGCTAAACGCGCCTGTGCCATTACCATAGGGAATGTACCCTCCACTAAGGGTTGTTAACCCTGTACCGCCGTTAGCTACAGGTAAAGCGGTTCCTGAATAGCTAATGGCTAAAGTACCGCTAGTAGTGATCGGGCTACCAGCTATAGATAAGAAAGCTGGAACAGTTGCGGCTACAGAAGTAACAGTGCCGCCACCTGCGGGTGTAGCCCAAGTTCCATCACCACGCAAGAAGTTGCTTGAAGATGGAGTTCCAGTAATAGGGTTATTTGTAGGGGCTGTTACAGATGATAAAATTGTTCCGCTTATTGGCAGAGTTAATGATGTATTAGCGCTAACTGTAAGGGATGTAGTAAAAGCACCTGAAGTTGTTAAATTACCACCTAAAGTGATAGTTTTAGCACCGTTATTTACGCCTGTACCACCATAAGTACCGGTAATAATACCTAAATCACCAGAACCTAATAAAGTAGTTCCATTAACGGTTTTAATGTTAGTTCCACTAACTAAAGCGGCTTGTTTACCATTAAATGTAGACCAATCAGTAGAACTTAATGCACCGCGATTAGAAGCGGAAGCCGTTGGCACGTTAAGCGTAATTACAGGGGTTGTAGTGCCTGTAGCAACTGTACTTGATAAGTCAGTACCAGTTGTTCCTAAAGTTAATGCAGCGACGCTTGTAACCGTTCCGTTGGTATTGGATTTACCATTAAAAGTATTCCAATCTGTACTTGTAAGGTAACCGTTAGTTGTTGTATTGGCAGCGGCCATGCTAATTGCGGGGGTAGTGCCACCGCTAGATACAACAGGAGCCGTACCAGTTACGCTAGTTACCGTACCACCGCTTGAAGGGCTTGTATTGGTAACAGTAAAGTTAGGGTAAGTACCAGTAACGCTAATGCCTGTACCGCTTGCAATTGCTACGGTTTGGTCAGGGGCTGTATTTGTAATAGTTAAAGTACCGCTAGTTGTAATAGGGCTTCCTGATACGCTAATCCCTGTTCCAGCGGTAGCAGCTACGCTAGTTACTGTTCCTGTATTACCTGTTAGCAATACTCCATTAGCCGTAACCGTGTTTGCAAAAGTAGCCTTTGAATCTTGGTCAATAGTAAGGGCAACAGCTTGTGTAATCGTAGTATTAGGGGTTACATAAAATAAAGCCTTTGCACCTCTAGCTGTAGCACCCCAATTTTCTGTAGCTACTCCTTCATAAGATGCTTGTGGATAGCCATTTGCAGAAGTTGTACCATAACCAGCTAATTCAAACTTACCTAAACTATCTCCGCTAAGCGGTGCTTGCGGTGCAGCATAAGTGCCACGAAATTTAGCAATGCGCATAGAAGAACTACTAGCATTACTTGAATACCCACGAATAGCAATACGAGAAGTAGAATTGTTATCGCCATAAGCCCTAAACAAAATGTCAGGTACGGCAGTTGAATTAAGCCCTAAATGAGCAATATTAGTAACGGTTTGTGCGTTTAAATCTATTGCGCTACTTGCACCTGTATATGGTATATAAGTACCTGAAAGGGATGGAAGATCAGCCGCTACTAAAGCTCTAAATGTGGGAACGCCAGCAGAACCATTAGGTGCAGCTAGTACATAGTTAGCCGTTTTAGAAGCATAAGGATTAAGCGTATCGCCATAAGCTGTAGCTAAACTAATAGCTGGCGTTGTACCGCCTGACGATACAACAGGACTTGTACCAGTAACGCTTGTGACTGTACCGCCTGAACCTGTAGCTGATAACGTACCACCTGCAAAAGTAATGCCTGAACCAATGGTGACGTTACTAAAACCACCTGAACCATTACCATACAAAATAGAAGTACCGCTAGTAGCAGGTGCTTTGCCATTAAATGTATTCCAATCGGTTGCAGATAGCCAACCATTAGAACTAGTACCTGATTGACGAATAGGTATAGTATTTACAACGCCGCCGCTATCTTTAAAAAACAGATTTTTATCTGCTATGTTAATAGCAATTTCTGACCCAGTAGCGCTATTAGTTAAATTAACAGCAAGCGGTACGTTAGTAGGTGTACTACTTGCGTATAACAGGATAGGCGTAAAGTTTGTTTGGGCCATTTAAAGAAGTCCTAAATTTAGACTGATTCTATTATGTTTCACTATACTTGTCATTTAAAAGTTACCCCCACCAATACCGCCTGTAGAAGTCAATATATTGCCGTCAAATAGCAATTTGCTTGATTGGGCCATTGTGCTAGTAGATGACGCATAAAAAATTTGATTAGCGCCAAAAGTTGATAGACCTGTACCACCTCTAGCCGTAGCAAGCGTACCGCTAGTAATTTGACTTGCTGATATGGATATAGATACATTTTGAGCAAAAGTAACCGCGCCGTACTGATTAATAGTGAATTGACCTACGCTTGACGCAGTGCCATAAGTGCCAGGGGTTACGCCTGAAGAACCAATTGCAAAAGTAACGGTGCCAGTGCCATAAGTGATAGATATGCCTGAACCAACTAAAGAAGCGGGTTCAAACACATTATTAGCGTTACCAATGATTATTTGATGATCGCCAATAGTATCTAAACCTGTACCGCCTTTATCTACAGGAACAACTCCAGTACCTGTAAAACCATAAATATTCCAAAAAAATCTATACCACTCCGTTGTCATTGTAAGTTCGCCCTCATAAATGAGGGGAACTTTGGCCGAAGGCAGTAAAGTTATATTAGCCATTAGCTATTGGTGCCGCTTAAATGCAGTTCAGCGCCAACAATGCTTATTTTAACGGGGTCTGTACCTGACACTTCATAAATGCGGTCACGAAGCTTTGTAGTCATTCCTAGACGGCGCCAAATAGCACGATATCCATATTGACCAAGTTTGCCCATAGAAACCCAATGTTCGTTTGACCACGTATGCCCACCGTCGTCTGACCAACGAAGCATTACTTGGGGGTCTGCACCTAGCGTTTCGCCGCCGATGCCTTCTACATTAATAATTAAACTTTCGGTAGGTGCTATTTCAAGCGTTTCGCCCGCAGCAATAATTATCTCCGTTGGGTTTTCTGGAATAATTACATTAGTCAAACCGCTTACGCCGACGCCTGTTTCGCAATTAAGCTGAAGGCTGTGCTGTGCTGTGCGGTTAAGGTTATTTTGGTTAGTAGGTAATGGGCGCCAAGACCTAAGCCATTTTTGAGGCGCGTCATTATCTACATACACATCTAAGTCTAAAGCGTATAAATTGCCGTTTTCGTAATCACCAACAATTGTTAAGTTATTAAAACTCATTTGGCAATTACCACGGTAGCGCGTAAATTCGCCGTTTAGCCAACCCGCACGTTCATGCCAAGCACCTGTAGATACGTCATATACCCATGTTTTTCCAACAGTAGGAAATACTAAAACATAAAAAGCATGACCTTCTTGTTGGTATGTATACGCAACTGCATTAGTTACATCGCCGTATTGTTGAATAGCAAATTCAATAGCATGAGTTGACACACGTTTGCCAGTATAGCCTTGGTTACGATAAACAATGCCATAACCGCGTGGGTCAGTGCCAAGCCAAAAAATACTATTATCAAGTTTAGCAATAGAAAAGGCAGCCACACATCCAATTTCATTGTAAGCTCCTTGAATGGGCGCTAAAGGAAAGGGAATAGTTGCTGCGTCATACCAAACCTCAGTAGTACCTTCGCCAAATACCCACACTTCACGGTTATTGGTTATTACGGCAATCACTTTATCAGGTGAACTTTCTGCCGCTGCAAAAGCTAATGGATCAGTAATCGTGCCATCAAAAATGTTTGTAACCCAAAGAATTTGCGAATCTGGTTGATTATAAACAAAATATCCATCAATATAGGATATGGTTTTAGCGCCAGCTGGTGTTGTGGCTTGTACAAAAGTATTAGCTGGCTCATCATAAATAAACAAATCAGGGTTACACGCAATCGCTATTTGAACGCCATTATCGGCAATAGATACTGGGCTTGTACCTGAGATATCGCCCAACTTAACATAACTATAATCAGGATAAATTTTATAGAATTCTGTGCCAGACGCTACATAAGCATCTTCGCCATTAGTAGTGTGAGTCCAAAGACCGCGAATTGGGCCAGTACCTACAGTTGCTAAAAGACGAAGCCCTGGCGTACGGTTAAGAAAACCGCTAGTTTGCCCACCTTCAGGTGTGGCTTCTGGAAACATATTGACCATACGGTTATCCGCAGCATTAACGCTACGAGCTACATACGCTTGGCCTAAAATCGGCGTCTGCATTAGTAGTTACCGGCAAATATATTAAAGCGCTGACGTGTGCCAACAATGCTATAAGGCAAAGACATAATGTCGTCAGGATTATTGATTCTTTTAAGGTTGCGCTTAGAAGTCATCGCAATACGAGCCACATTAGGTGGTGGCTCTACACCAAACTCATTGGCGATTTCACAAGCAAGATTGTATTTAAACGCTCTTAAATAGCCTGGTGGAAACGCCAAAGTAGTTGAAAGACTAGCTGGCTTAGTTAGCTCTGTAACTGAAACAAAGTGCCAAAGTAACGCTTTTGTAGGCACTGGGTACACGTACATATCAATATTAGGGTAATCCATGTTAATCCACATGACTTGTGGATAAGTGGAAGTCACGGTTTTAACCGCAATACCATCGTATTGTTGCTGGTTAATAATCTTGATACCAAACGAAATACCGTTTGAAGGATCTAAAAAATAAGTCGAATCATCTAACAAAATAGGACGATTACCTACAAAATCACCTGTAGGGCCTAATGTTCTATGAATTGTATTTACAGGCCAAGTAAATACTTGATCTTGGGTAGAAAAAGTTGATAAACGCTCAGTATTCCACGAATCAATCATTTGATTCAAAGCGTTAAGGGCATCTTGGGCAGTAGCAGCAGAAGGCGTTTCAGCCTCGGCGAGCATCCCGATTAAGCGTAATGCTCCATTTATCTGATCGGCGGCTGTAGTGGCCATAACAACTCCTTACTCTGCGGTTTTACGACGTCTTTTTACATCCAGTGTATTGACAGGAGCCGCAAGCAATTCTTCTACCATTTCTTCTACTTTTTCTGATTGCGTATTCAGATCGTAGCGTTTCCAACCTTGTGCTTCATCATAATCTGCTTCGGCGTCTATTGTAGCAACTTTAGTGCCATGAATAGGGTGCTTTAAATAAATTATAGGCATTATTTTTCCATTTAGATAGGGGGACAAGCCCCCTATTTT